TCTAAAAAAGCTACCTCTGTCATCGCAAGACACAAAAAGGCTAGTTTTGAAACTTATCTAGAATCAAAGTTTATCGTCATAACTAGACGTTAAAAGGTCTTTAAAAGCTTGAATTAGCTTATCTTTTTTTAAATTTAAAATATTTACGTTTTTTAATAATTAACAATATATGAGGAAATTATGTCTAACGGCATTAATAGACCTTATGGTTTGGAAGTGGTTCAGTCTCAAATAGGAAACGGCGGAACACAAAAACTAGGTCAATACTTTATTTACGCATCCGCTGACGGCTTAACCACGCAGCCAAACAGTATTTTTCAGGGTGATCCCATTAAATTTGTAAGTAACCCGGGTCTTGCCATCATGGCAGGAACAATAGCACCGGAAAAGTTATCAGCTCCAACAAATGGAACACAGGTACAAGCTGTTGCAACAGCAGATGCAGACGCTTTCCTTGGGGTGTTCATAAGCTGTGCTTATACTGATGCAAATACCGGCATACTTGTTGAATCTGATTACTGGCCTGGTGGTAGAACGGTAAAAGCCGGCACACCTATTATTGCATATGTTAATGATGATCCAATGGCAGTATTTAGAGTGCAGGTATCAAGTTCTGTTGCAGCTGCTACAGGAATTACTTTTTTGGCAACCGGTCTTGGTCTTAATGCCAGTTTATCAGTGGCAGGAATAACCTTCACGGATGCTACTGCTATCGCAGGTGGTCAAAATCCACGTACTGGCAGTAATATATACGGCTCTGTTTACTATCTCGATGGTTCAACTTACTCAGCTACTACAGCTACTTTAGACGTAAAAATTATTGGCATTGATCCAGTCATTACCGGAAATAGCAATCCTGCAGGATTAGTCCCTGGGGTAAATATGCCGTTTACTAACCTACTAGTTAAGTTTAACAAGCATATGTATGGATCAAGCGGCGTAGCAGGCCCAACGGCCGGAGCATAGGAGTATGGGATTATGTCTATAATAACAAGCGGCAATATACCATCTCTTTTAAAGGAGGGATTATATCTACCGAAAGAGAAGAAGAAAACACCTGTTAAGGCAGGATCAGTAAAGAAAACTAACACTAAAAATAAAGGTAATTAATTATGTCTATTATAACAACTGGTGATATTCCAAGTCTGCTTTGGCCAGGTCTTTATGAGGTAAAGTCTCAGTATGATCGGTTTAAGGGAGAATATACCAAAATCTATGAACAGGCTAATTCTGTCAAACATACCGAAAGGATGGTTGATATTAGAGGAACAGGTTACGCTCTTGAGAAAACTCAAGGTGCTCCTATTAAAATGGATAGCATGGCTGAGCGGTTTATTTATGAATTTGTTCACCGGGAATTTGCTCTCGGTTTTCAGATTACTAATATTGCCATGGAAGATGATCTTTATGCCGATCAGTTCTTTAACGGTACTAAATCGCTTACTACTTCCTATGAACAAACCAGAGAAGTAGTAGCAATGAACCCTTTTAACCAGGCCTTTAACGTAGCAGCAGCGCAAAGTAACGGACAACCTCTTTGCTCCGGTTCTCAACCTTACGATGGCGGTGTTTATTCCAATAGAGTTGGGGCATATAACGGCGTTAATGTTAATGTCGACTTTAGTGAAGCAGGTGTTGAGCAAGCGGTAATACTTGCTGGTAAAATGAAAGATCAGGCAGGGTTATTAATTAATGCTCAAATTGAGAGATTGTTACTTCCACAAGATTTAATGTTCTCAGGTTGCAGGTTACTTGAATCTGTATTTAGAACAGGAACGGCTAATAACGACATAAATGCACTTTATAACATGAAGGCTATTCCGCAAGGTTATGAAGTAAGCCACTTCTTAACAAATCCTAGCAACTGGTTTGGATTAACTAACGTTAAGGGAACTCGTAAGCATTTCGTAAGAAGACCGCTTAAAGTAAATGTAACAACTGATCCCGTAACTGAAACCATGTCAGTTCTTGCATCAGGTCGTTATTCTTTTGGTATGTTTACTCCTCTTGGGGTAATCGGCGCACAAGGATCAACAGCTTGATTAAAAAAAAGAAGCACTTAAAATTAAAGCTTAAGTGCTTCCTGTTTTGTAAAAGAACTTAAAAATTAGGAAATTATTATGTCCCAATTCTACGAATATAATTGGCCTACTCCAGTTGTCAATGGCATATCGCTTTTTCAAACACTAACTGCAAATATTCCGCTGCTGTCAAATGGTTTTTATGTTAACAAAACCACAAGAGCAGTTAACTTTGTTGGTGATTTTGGTATTGTTCCAAGAATTACGCTTAATTCAGCTGCCAATCTTTCTGCTATTAATTTTCTTATTACCGGTTATCAGAATGGGGTTTTTATTAGCGAAACCTTAACAGGGCCAAATGCAAATACAGTTACAAGCGTCAACTGCTTTGATAGTGTGGCGCAAATAATTCCAAGCGGTACTACGGGTTCTACTGTTCAAGCTGGCATAGCAGCGCTTGGGTATTTCCCAATTATCCTATTAAATACCGCTAAGATTAATACTTCTTCTATAAACTATGCTTTAAATATAGTAGCAGCAACGGCTAATCCTGCTACTTATCAGGTATTTTTATCGCTAAAGAATAATTTAGGTCTAGGGAAATACGATGATTTAACGTCGGCCGCTAACGGTAATTTTGCAGCTCCCGCCGCCGCTGCTACGGCATCGGCATTAATACAGTATAATTCTTTAGCTTCCAATTTACTCATTAAAATTGGCCCAAATGCTAATAACTCGATTCTAAAATGCCAATTCCTGCAATTGTAAGTTAAAGAGGAAGATAAAATGCCGGCAACTAGTGGAAGTTATAGTGCGAGTAACATAAAAGGAGAGCTGATTATCAGAAAGGCTTATGAGTTAATCGGCATGCCTCTAAGCATGGTAACTGCCGAGCAATATAATTCAGCACTTAATATCATCAATTTTATTTTAAGCGATTGGACTAACTCCAATGTTAACTTATGGACATTAAAACTCGAGTCCCTGTTTTTAACCCCCGGGCAAGCATCCTATCCTTTGCCAAGCAACATTACTAAAGTATTTCAAGTATTCCTAAGAAGTAATACAAGACAGAATTTTGGTGGAGTACCGAACAATGGAGGATATGGAGGAGTAGCAGCTTATGCTTTTGACGGTAATCCTAATACTGCTTGCATTCAAGATCAACCAAATGGCTTGATAGGTTATGCTTATTCTAATCCCCAAGTGATCAAAATTCTAGGTGTGCAATCAAATGTAGATAGGGAGTATAGCTTAACATTTTCTGGCCAGAGCAGCGATTATCAGACGATTTATTATGTTAAGGCTATTCCTAAAACCTCATATAAAAAAGGTATTACCCAGTGGTTTCTGCTGGAAGATAATTTAGCTTTGTGTCCATATTATCAGATACAGGAAACAGGAGAAGCTACTCTTGATATCTCGGAAGTATATTTTAACAATGGGATACAGGATACTACCATGAGCGAGGTATCCAGATATGAATATCTCACCTATCCAAATAAATCGCAAATCGGTAGACCTACTATTTACTACGTTGATTACCAGCGGACTCCCTCTCTGTATATATGGCAGACCGCTGCTCCTATGTATAATTTAATAATATATAGCGGTCAAAGTAGTATAGAAACTCTAGAGAATTATACGCAAGGCATTGATATTCCGGCATATTTTTATACTCCTCTAATATATGGGTTAGCCAGCATGCTAGCAGCACAATATGCCCCTGAAAAAGAAGAAGGTTTTAAAATGAGGTATCAGGAAACGTTGAGTCCGGCAGTAATTAATAATACGACGGAAGTCCCGCTTAAACTGGAGGTGTATAGTGACTAGTTTAAAGAACACTCCTGTAAATACACAAATGGGAGATTACGTTAGAAAGGACGTAATTGAACCTATTGGAACTTGCGATTATTCAGGGTTTCCTTTTAGCAGGTCTGATTTAGTTAAGCAATATGAATGGCGGGGTAATCAGTTAGTCTGGACGGGAGCAATAGTCGGACGACCTTTTGTTGATGAGCCAAACGAGCAGAATAGACCACCACAAATAAAAGGTGATCCAAAAGCCCTGCAGAATCCTCGCCCATTTGGTATTGAAACACCACAAGGCCCTGCGGCTAGTGGTAATAGTTCTCCTGTTATTTTAGAAAATATCAACTTTACAAGTGATGATATACCTCCTGTTTTACCTGATTTTGCCGGTCAGAGTGTTAGTAATATGGACGAGAGAGAGCGTTTAGAATCATTGCACCAAATTAATTTCTAAAGTAATGGCTAATAATTTTAATCCGGGGTTTGATAGAGAAAAGGCGGCTTTCCTAGCACTGGCTAATAGAGGTGAAGGCCTTGCTCCAATTAACTATTTATATGCAAAAGAAGCCAGTTTTGAAAGTATTTTGTCTCCTATTATTACCGGCGGTACTGCTGAGCTTTACACAATATACGCAAACGGCATTAACTCTACCAATATCACTAATACTGAAGATATTATTACTAATAGACTAAAGTGGAGTAATCCTTCTAATGATTATTATGTGGGGTTTATTGCCGGTAATTTAACCGGGAACACCATCTGGAGATTACCGCTGCAGGATGGAACTGACGGGCAGGTACTAGCAACAAACGGCAATGGTGTTCTATCATTTATAGATGCCGGCGGAGGATCAGCACCAAAGGATGCGACATATATCTTGCAGCAACCAAATTCTGACCTTCCAAACGCTCAAGCCTTAAATCAACTAAATAACGGCTTAATGAAAAACAAAGACGGCGTTATACAAATTGCCGTCCCTGGAGAAGATTATTTAAGTACCGCCCTCCCCTCAGGTCAATTATTCATAGGTAATAGCTCAAATATCGCAACTGCGCAGCAAACCATTACCATTGATAACTTACCAAATTTAGGCACTACAAGTATTAATGTACCTAATCCTCTTGATCCAACTAATCCCATTGTTATTTCAGGAGGTAAAATCTGGCACGGTACAGATTCTAACAGACCGGAAGAATCTAATGCTTTGTTAGTGGTAGAAGGAGATATTGCCTTAATTAATTTTAGGTTTTTTAGCGCTAATTTTATTCTTGGAAAAGGTAACAGCGTACTGCAAACATTAATGCCTGGCTCACAATTTCTCTCAAATCTACCGGCAGGCTCTTGGATGCAGACAAGTGGGGCAGGAACTGGAGCAATCGTAGCAGCTACCATCCTAGAAAATCAACTATTGATGGGAGGTTTAAATAACGTGCCGGAAGTGCGGCAAACTATAAATATTGCGAATCTACCCTCCTTAACTGATGGAAGAGTATGGCAGGGGGATAGCACAAATAGACCGGTAGAAGTCCTGTTAAACCTTGCTCCAACCGATGCTACATACATAATCAGAACTCCAAATACTAATTTACCTAAGGCACAGGTTTTAGAAGAACTTGGAACAGGAATGGCCAAGATTGTTACAGATGGTGCTTTTGCCATTGCAATCGCCGGTGAGGATTATGCTACTACCGAGCAATTAGAAGAAATAAAGCAACAATGCCAGGAGTATGCAGAGCAAGCTGCGACTTCAGCTGAAGAAGCATCAACCTCAGCAGGCGAGGCGGCAACGAGTGCTGGTGAAGCCGCTGCATCGGCCGGCGAGGCTACGGGAGCAGCAACAGAGGCCACAGGGGCGGCCGCTGCTGCTAGCGGTTCGGCTACTGCAGCGGGGTTATCGGCAGCAGGAGCTCTTGCTTCAGCCGGTGCAGCAGCGCTTTCAGCAGGGAGTGCATCAAGTTCTGCCTCTGATGCTTCCTCGAGTGCCTCTGATGCCGGTCATTCTGCTAGTAACGCAAGTGGGTCGGCGACTAATGCAGCAAATAGTGCTACTGAGGCTCAAACTTACTTAAATACCCTTTTAAACACCGGATTAACCCTCCAAGGAGATGTATCCGGTAGCGGGTTATTAAGTACGCCAATTGTTACGACATTTAAACCTAATCCGATATTTACCGGTAATGGCTCAATGACTATGCCTGCAGGTAACAGCATGCAAAGACCTACTACCCTAATCCCTGGAATGATCAGGTTTAACACTTCACTTTGATTTTATGATAAAATTTATTAATTAATTATAGGATATTTAAAATGACCGATAACTTAAATGACAAGAATCTAAAAGCACCATTACCGACATCTACCGGAAAACCGGAAGTTACCGATGGAACAAATTGGTTTACCCTCGCTACTGAAAACTGGGTTTTAAACACCATGGGTAGCATCCCCGCAACTCTTGTAGCAACGACTAGCAATTTAACGGCTACTTATGCAAATGGTACATCAGGTGTGGGAGCAACCTTGACTAATTCAGGAACGCAAACCGCACTTGTTAT